GGTATTGATGCAGAGTTTGAAAAGAAATCTGCCTTTGGAACTTTAGTCACAATAAACTTAAATCCAATAGGAGACAAAAAGTTCCTATTTGACAGTTGAGTTACTTTCCAATTGTCAGTTTGTTCAGTCATTATTATTTTTTGTCTTTATTTTATTAAATGGTGGTCTTTTCATTTTATCATCTACAGATCTAGTATCTATTGGATGAACAAATTTAATTGCTTTACTACCGCCTGTTGGATCTTTAATGAAAGAAACTTGATGATTTGAAGTATATTTACCTTCCATAAATTTTTTGAAAGATTTCATTCTCCTCCACCTCCATTACCACCACCGTTTCCGCCACCATTTCCACCGCCATTACCATTACCATTGGATTCACCACTATCGTTGTCATTATCTTTACGTAAGTATCCACCGTAACCTACACGATATCCACCAGGAATTTTTTTACATTTTTTAGAATCATTGCAATAGTATTCACCATCTGGGCATTTTTTGCCTTCATCAATAAAGTTGTTAAATGATTTCATTAGTATAACCTTTTAAGTATTTAGACAAAAAAAAGGAGGATTACTCCCCCTTTCTTGGATTTTTGAGATTCCAACTCCCAACATTGAATACATCAAGATATACCCACTTTGCATAATGTATTCCACGATAACACAGAAAGGCAAACACCCTCTCTGGATTATGAATATCTGGATCAAATTCTGGGATTTCTGGTGGTTCCCAATTTAAACGTAACATTTGCCTTTACCTCCTGTAACATATTTATTGTTAGGAAACGTTGACAAAAAAAAGAGACCCCGTAAGGTCTCTGTTGATACAAAAGGAATTATATCCTTTCTTCTTACATAAGGTTAAGAACTTTAACACGTCTGTAGTAGCGGTTAGCATTCGCCTTAATTCTACCAAGACCCTGAGTAAGACCTTCAGCAAATGGGTTTGCGACCATACCGTAGCGGGTCTTAAATCCAATTTTTGGTTGGAAGGTGTTCTCTCCAACTGCACGAACCATCTGAAGTGGAACATATGGGCAGTAGAACAGTCCAGCGTCATAAGGTGAAGAACCTTTGTATCCAACAACGTAGTACTGAGTATCAGATACGTTTGCTGAATATGGGTCAATGTATACTCTGTACTTACCTTGTAGAACACCAGCAAATGTATTACCTGTGTCGTCTACGTTTAGGTTAGCGTTAAGAGCAGGAGTGTAGTCAAGTACACCAGCCATTGTCAATGCAGAAGCAACGTCAGCAGAGCAAAGGATCATGTTACCCTTTCCACGACGAGTTCTTTGTGCGATTGCGTTAGCATCTCTTTCAATCTGGAAGAGTAGTCCCTTGAATTTCTCAACTGACCACCTACCGTTACTGTCAACGTCTAAGTCGAAGGCACCGTCTGTTGCTGTGTTAGCAATAGCACCTGTTTCAGCAACCTTGTAGATTGTTCTGATAACTTCTCTGTTGATCTCAGCAAGTATCTCTGTTGAAAGGATATTTGCTAACTCAGCCTCAGCGTTCAATCCGTGGATTGCCTTAAGGTCTTGAGCAAGTTCTAAACTGTACTCTGCCTTTAGTGCTCTAGACTTCGCAGTAACTGTAACTTTCTCGATTGAGAATGCCATCTCGTTGAACTGGTTGCCAGAAGCATCGCCAAGTGCTTCAGAGTCACCAGTTGCCATACCCTGACCAACTGCGTAGTCGTCTTGAGTAGCGTCTGATGATGGGTTAAGAAGTCCTGGGTTAGATCCATGCTTGGCACCAGGTGTAGTAGTACCAAAACCAACTGCAGAACCGTCACTTGCATTTGCAGTGTAACCACCCTGAGTAGTGTTGTTACCATCATCCTGTGCAGAGAATGAAGTATTTACTTCGTCGAAGAATGTCTCGTCGCCTGACTGAGAATCTCTACGTGATCTCATCGCAAAGATAAGACCTGTTGGTCCGTTCATTGGTTGAACACCAGCAAGGTCATAAGCGACCAAGTTAGGCATTGAACGTCTGATTAGACTGATTAATACTGGGTCGAAACCAGCAACTGGACCGCCAGCGGTTGCTCCGCCACCGAATCCACCTGAACCACCAGCTGCGTTTCCTAAGTTAGTTGGTGCTTCTGTAAGGAAATTTCTTTCCTCGTTTAAAAATTTTTCTTGGTTCTCCAGAAGAACTGCGGTTACCATTCTGCGGTGCTGATCCTTAATTGGTTCTGCACTATCTGCATCTAATAATGGGGCCCACTTCTCCTGCAGTTGTTCACCATTGAACATTTGCATTTGAATTTACCTCTTTTAGTAAAAGTGTTGTTTGTTATAATATAGAAATTACTTCTTAGCAACTCTCTGAAGAGTACTTAGATAATTGGCCATGTGTCCAGTTGCCTGAACTTCCTGTCCATTTTCTTCAGTAATAAAATCAGAGCTGTCACTTTGATTACTAATTACTTGTTTTGTTGGGAAATAAGAATTTCTCAAAGTAACTAGTTTCTCACGGTAATCGTTTTCAGTTTCAAACTCAACACTTTCAGCAAGAGAAGCAAGTTTTTCTTTCTGAGTGACTGCAAGTCCTTCAGAAACATCACTTAAAATTCCATCAGATGTAGATTCTGCTAATCTCTTGTTCAAATTGACATTCTTGTCTATTTGCTCATTGAGTTTTTCTTCCATTTCATCAAGTTTATTTACCATGCTCTCAAGTACATCGTATTTATCTTCAGGTACGGATACATAATGTTCTTCAAAAAGTCCTTTCAGACCTGTCATAAAGGACTCGGATAATTCTCCTTTTAGTCCTTGATCAACTGCGAGTTGATTTTCTTGCATCCATTCAGATGCAACATACTCTAGATAAGAATCAACTCTTTCAGTAAGTTCATTCTTAAACTCTGTAACTTCTTCGGTGAGTGCTTTAACATGATCGGCTTCCAATGCTTCTTCAATCTTAGCAACTTTAGAATTAATTGCTGCTTCAAAGATTGTTTTTGCTTTTTCTTGGAACTCTTCTGATAACTCTTCACCAGCTACAAGAGCGTTGATGTCATCATTGACATCTAATTCTTCTGCTTCATCCTCTTGGGACTCAGCAACTACTTCTTCGGAATCGGATGCTTCAATTGCTTCCTTCATCTTCTCACGAAGTTTAGAAGGTGTTTCTTCAGCAACTGTTTCCTCAACTGTCTCTTCATTAGAAACTTCCTGTTCGGCAACTACCTCTTTCTCTTCAGATTCGTCTGCTTCGACTTCCTCTGGGACGTTTGTAAGTTTTGCACCAGGTTGTACATCACCAGGTTTAACACCTGACTTTGCATTTTTGGTGATAACGTCTTTTACTTGTGATAGACTTGCACCAGGTTCTTTGAACTTGGCAGAGTCGTCATCGACTTTGTAATTTTCTGGGGTAGGTCCTCCAAGATCTTCATAAGTTGCAGGTGTTCCACCTGTTTGCAACTTAGGCATCGCTTCTGCAGGTTTTGCATTAGCGTTTACAGCGGTCTTGGATTGAGTTGTGCCTACTTCCATTTCTTGTAAATTTTTTCCACGGGACATTTGATCTCTCCGATTACCTTTAGTAATTTGACTATATTTATTTATAATTTAAAGATTTGATAAAAAATCATTAAACAGACTTAACTTCTGCTCTTCAAGTCTTTTTTGGTCAACTAGAGTGTTTATTCTCTTTTTTGTGTGGGACGCTAGTTGTTCACGGAGTATACCTCCATCCCAAACCCACTCCTTTCCTTCCATGATTCCAGACACAAATGCGTCAGGTGCAGATGGATCTGCTACAATATCTGCAGCAGTTGCTAATTGAAAGTCTTCACCTACAACATTATGACCTTCATTATTCATTTTTAATGAACCAATACCACGAGATGACACTCCAAGTGTCACACCCTCACCTATTAAAGATGATGCAATCTTACCCATTGGTGTTGAAAGCAGTTGTGCCTTTCCTCTAAAATTATTTCCTTCTCTTACAAGAGATGTAATCTTATGTGAAACACGATCAAGGTTTACAGTTGGTCCATCTGGATGTCCCAGTTCACCAAGTGCACGACCTTTATTAATGAATGATTCGTTATAACGTCCTACTTCACGAGACAAAGTATCTACAGGATACATTCTTCCATTACGGTTTTTGATGCCTCCTTGTAAAAACACACCTTCGATATACATCTTTTTAGATGCACCTCTTCCTTCGG